TCAACGCGATTTCATCATTTTGTCAAACTTGCTTCGAGAACCGAACCACCAGCCCACTGCGGTGAATGTAAGGTAAAGCAGACCGAGTATGATAATCTTGGTCAGCTCGTATGCCTGGTCCGGGGTCATGCCGGTGCCGGAGGCTTCCAGGACCTGGCTGGTATGCAGGTAAAGCAGGTAAGCCACGATGGACAGATACAGGGTGAGCACCGGCCGGACCGCTCCGCGCAGAAAATCCACGATCGCCATCATCCAGGCGATGGCTGTGCTGGACTTGACTGCTTCGGCCGGCAGGTAATTCCGGGAGTCGGCCCGGTAGCTGGCCGCCTGGGTGTCGGCCGCAGCCACCTCCATTTTGGCGGCGGCCTCCTGCTTTGCAACAATCACGTCCCGGTTGATCTCCATTTCCAGGTGCCGGGTTTCGATTTCGGCCATGCGCTCCTCGTGGCGGTATTCCTGCTTTTGCTTGAAATAATCGCCCAGTGAATTGATCAAAGAGCCGAAAAGACCTGTGGCCCCACCGCCGAATATGGCGCCGAAAATTTCCGCAATACCCATTGTTATGCCTCCTGTATATGCAGTTTAAAATCCTTTCTGTCCATGAGCCGAAAAAACGCCCCCACGGTCAGCCGGGACAGGAGCACCGCGTCCTGGCCCCAAAGCTGGCCCTGTCGTTTGCCCAAAAGAATGCACCCCAGGGAATGCGTCTTATATCCCTTTTCCTTGTTTCCGGCCACGTTGCCGGAATGAATTGCAACCCCTGAGCGCCCCGGCACATCGCAAATCCGATACAGATACTCCTTGAATGCATGGGAAAAATACCGCTCGCACCGGTACTCGCCGGCAGGGATACAGGAAAGGCTGACGCGATTGTCCCGCCAGGGCAATTCGATTGAAAAGCAGGCAAAGGCTTTTTCCGGCACAGACAGCACGCCGGGGGTCCCCTGCGCTGTTGACGGGTCACGGTGCAGATACGCCTCAATCATTATTTCACCGCCTTGATAATGGCCACTACGCCTTTTTTTCCCACATACAAAACGCCGGAGAACATGGAGGCCAGAAACAGCCACATAAGGGCTTTTGACAGGGCCTCGCTGGTCCGGCTCATGCGGTTATAGCGCTTGCCCATGTCGCGCATGACCTCAATGCCCTGGTCATATCGGCCGTTTCCGATGTCCTTGACCATGCCGAAAAAGTGGGTCATTTCGTTGCGGGCGTCTGATGAAAGCCCGCACTGGCACTTGATTTCCAGTTTTTCGGCAACTCCGTTAACGATCCGGCCGATTTCTTCCTCGGTCAAAGGCATACAAGCGTTTTCTCCAGTTGTTGATTCGTTAAACAAAATCGGCGTCACCAGGTCTGCGGACCCTGGCCAGGGGTTTACTGAGCGCTATAATCCACCAGGGTAATGGTCTTGACGGTGCCGCCCACGTTGATCTTCATCATCTTATCGCCAGCGTCGCCGGTTTGGGTGCCGTCTGACAGCCACTCCACGGCCTGCCCCGGATCCGGGTCAGGGGGGTCCGTTGACAATGCAATGCAAACGGGCTGATTCGCGTCCTGGTTGGCCATGGAGCCGGGTGCCCATTTTCTTGTGGCATATGTGGTTCCGCCGCCGTCTGTGTCTTCTGAGACTTCAACAAAGTCCAGGCCGGTGACTTTTGATAATTGAGTCAGCTCGCTTATTTTCTTTGCCATGTTTTATCCCTCAAGTCTTCTGGCTTCGCCGTCTTCTGTGATTCGAAATTCGCTGCGCGCCGTGATCCTGGCCCCGGACTCCAGGTGATAGAACTGCCGCTGCTGCTTTTGCCATGATTGATACCCGTCCCGTTCCGACCACAGGGTCAATATTACCTCGCCGTTAAACCCGGAGCTGGCAAACAAAATGGTTTCACTGGTGCCGGACAGGCCGGAGGCGCTGGCCAGCAGGGTGCCGTCACTTGCCTTGCGCAGCTCATAAGCGTATGTTGTGCCGGTTTCCGGGCCGATATTGACATCCTGGCCATCCGCGTAAAGATCGGCCGCCAGCTGCTGGGTGCGGTCCCGATGCCGCCAGGCAAGGCTGATATCGCCGATCACTTCGCCGGGTTCATCCTTGCCGTTTAGCTGCATCCGGGCGGGCGGGTACGGCCGGATCATCCGGGAGTTCATCTCAATTGTCCGGGCCGTGGCATCGTCTATATCAAGCGTGCCTTTCAGTGTCCGGGGCAAGGCTTTTGCATAGATTGTATCGCCATCATTATTGCCTTGCTGCCGGGTGGCCAGCCAGTCACTGATCAATACCAGGTAAGCTCCCGCGCTGTGTTCATCGGCAACGGTGTCCAGGCACCCGCGCCCGATCTGAACGGTGTTGTCCGTAACAGCGTCAATGCGGACAATCTCGTCATCAATGATGCCCCAGGTGCCGGGCACGGCAAAGGCAAAGCCCCGCTGCCAGGATACCTGTAATACGGCATTGGTGCGGATAGCGCCCTGGGCAAGGATTGCATAGGGTGCAAACCGCTTGGTTTCTTCCAGTTCGTACTCCGTGCCGTCATCGCTGTAATGGACTTCCATGCTGGAGGCATCACCGGAGGGCTTGCCCCCGGCCAGGGAGGCATAACCTGTGCTGGCCGGCAGTGCGGCGGTTTCGGTGGCCCCGATTTTTCTGGCAACCTTGTAATACGGGGTTTCAATGGCCACATGCACCGGACATGGGGCCGGGTCGTTTTTCGGGCTCACCCAGCCGGACGGCGGCGGGGCCTGATAGGTGGCGCTGGCGATGGCAAAGACATCTTCCACGCATTCGATGCGGATGTTGGCGTCTCCAAATTCGCCGTATTGCACTGCGGCCACCCGCATGACGGTTTCTGTTACCCCGTAGCGATCCCATGAAAAAACAAACGGGTCACCCGGGGACAACTGCAAGCCCTCCTGTGTTGTGTTGATCACAGCCGATGCCATGGGCGTGGACAATGCCCGCAGATCACGGGAAAGGATAAATTCGGCCAGTTCTTTATTGGCCACGCCGGGGTAATTGATTTCCGTGTTGACCGTGGTACCCACCCGGCTGACCATGGCAATGTCTGCCCGGGTGATGCTGCCGGTGTTGCCGGTCTGCCGGTCCCAGAACTTGATGGTCACCGAATTGCTGATTTCTTCCAGGGTACGCCGGCGAAAGGAACTGACGGCGGTGACATTGGACTCGTTGAATATCGGAAGCGTGTTGATGTCGTAATCATTCCGGATCAGTTTCAGTGTGAATTTTCCGGTGTGAACGTCTGTGTAGCAGCTTGCATCAATGTGTTTGAGCAGCTCGCCCACAAAATCTTCAATCTCGCTGCCGTGGTCCCATAGCATGGAAAGGCCAAAGCCTTCGTTGTAGAGGGTGTCGGCCGCGGACCGGAAGGCCGTGTCATCAATGTCTGAAGGATCATAGCCCATGCCGAATTTTCGGCTGGTGATCAGCTCATAGAGGATATGCGCCGGGTTCATATCCCCGTCAGACCCGATCTGCGCTTTTTCCGGATACCAGGTGTCATATATTTTTTCCCCCCAGATCACCCAGTATTTCAGGTATTCAGAGGTCCCGAAATACATGCCGGAAAAACCGTGCATGTTGCGATTAATTACAGAAAAGGTAATTCGATCACCGAGACTAAAATCAGCCTGAACGCCAAACTGTAAGGTGAGAAAAAAGTTTTTGACCGTAAATTCGACAATGCCATTATCGTAATGATTATTCAGACTCGCTGTGCCCTGGCTCCCGGATACCGACCCGGTAACGCTAAACACCCCTCCGCCTTCAACTTCTTCAATGCATTCCAGCGTCCAGGTTTCCAGCGGTGCGCCGGCATACACGCCGGTTTCCATTAAATAGGCACCGCCGTTGCCTTTCATGTCAATATTGCCAATGGCCTTGTATTTCCGGCCACTGAGCACCGCTGTGGCAACGCCGCGAAATGCCGGGATGTGATTGCCGAGCTGAGACTGCAAGTATGGATCGGGCTGCTGGTCCGGCATCCCCCTTAATAACTTTAAATTTCCTTCAATACCGCCGCCATCGCTTTCACCGCCAAAAAAACCGGGCTTGTTAATGGTTGCCACATCGCCGTTGCTGCCGGTGTCTCCGGTCCACAGCACGTCGCCGTCAATGCTGATCTGCAGGATGCGGTCCAGGTCGTGGCAAAGGACCATGTGCATGCCCAGAAAGTATTTATATCCCTTTGTGATTTTGGTGCTGGAAAACATGCCGGTGCTAACTTTTTCCTCTATCTCGTCAATGCCGAGATCGCCGTACCAAACCACATTCTGGCTTTTAAACGCCTTTCTGCCAAACAACACGCCAAAAGGCCGGCCCACTTCAGCGGTGGGCACCTGGAAAGCATCGAGCCCGGCCGGGTTGGGCCTGTCGAACTTGGGCTTTTGCTGCATCATGTAGGCAATCGCCATTGCAATAACAAATTTCACGATTGCCCAGGCCACTGCTTGCCAAACCATAGGTTACTCCAAAATATAGTCAGTGGGCGGGGTGATAGAGCCGTTGCCGCCTGTTTTAATGGAAATCATAAATGGGTTCTCCCCTGGGACCCAGGCAAATCCAAGGTGATTGTCCAGGTTGTCGAATTTGCTGTGACAGGTCGCCATGGTCCGGTCGCATCCCGGATACAGGGCCACGGCCTGGCCGAGTGCCAATCCGGCCAGGGGCCTGGAAAGAACAATTGTGTTGCCTGCATGAGAGGTGATAAACCGCGCGTCACCGTCATTTTCCAGTATGCCGCCGGAAAACCATCCGTTTTCATAGGCGCCGGTTGCGTTCATGGTCAGGGTGGTGCCGGATATGCCGGCAATTGTGTCATCGACCCGCATGGCCGGCTGATTGGCCCCGCAGTCCGCACTGTAAAGGGCGTGCTGGCAGATCAGCTCCGCCTTATAGCGCAGCCCGGACCGGCGCATGCTGGTATATACGGACTCACAGCTGATCTCCACCACTTCGCCGCGCGGCTCCGCCCCGATCACCCGGCCCTTCCAAATCACCAGGGCATCTGCAATTGTCAGACCCCGCTGCATGGACCGGATGGTGACAGATGTGGTGCGCTCCGGCGCGATATTGACAAACTGTGCGGCCAGATCGTGGCCGCGCGGCACGGTCAACGTGATCGCATCCTTGTTTAAATCCTCGCCATGGCGGATTTTGCTGCGCTTGATGGGCGCGGGCCGGTAAATCTGCTGGTCGGATACATACAGCTCCGTGGCCCGTGTGGTCAGATACATATCCCAGGTCCCGCGCACAAAATCGTAGAGCTCATAAGGCTTGCCACCGGCAACACTGTAGGCCAAATCGGTAAATCCCATTATTCCGGCACCCTTGCTGCTGGTATGGATGTTTGCATGATATACGGGTTTTGGTGCGCCATCTCAATGCGGTCCGCATCAAAGCGTACCAGGTCCATGTAGCACCACAAATCAATGTCTGTCGGGTCAATGTCTTGGCCAAAGGCACTGTCAATGATGATGCGCTCATTTCCGCCGGGCAGCTGCTCGGCCCCGGTGATCTGCCGGTAAAAAATCGTGGCATCGGCCAGCCGGATCATGCAGTCAACCGGAAAGTTGCCGTGCACGGCCAGGTCTGCCGGCCGGATCTCCGCCTGGACTTCTGCGGAATAAAGGGGGGTCGCCAGGTGGATATCCCTGTTGTATGCCGGCAACCAGAAGGCCTTTTGCCGCCCGTAGCGGGAATGCAGCCACCTGCGCCACTGCCACAGCGCGGCCAGGGTTTTGGTGTATTTGCCGACAGTGCGCTTGACCCGGCTGTAATCCTGCTTTGTCTCAATGGTGATGGGTCCCTGGCCGTTGTCGATCTGCTCCAGGGGAATGCTTATGCGTTCGGCCATGTCGCCCACAATGATGTTGCCGTCGTCTAAAATGTCGTAGCCGTCATATTGCGGATAATCCGCGCTGCCTGAAAGATCCTCGTTGTCAATGACAATAAACGTTGCCGACACCCCGGCATAATCCGGGGCGCGGCCGCGCCGGAAATCCACGCCCTCCGGGGTCAGCGCCCGGCGCAGGGGCATCACAAAGGCATCGGCAAAATTGGTTTGCAGGGCCGGGTCAATGTCAATGCCGTCTGGCCTGACGTTTGTCACATTAACGGCCTCTGCCTTGTCTGCGGACTCCCAGAGCACGGCCAGCGAGTCCTGCCGGTAATCCCGGTATGACGTATCAAAGCTGATGGCTGTTGCCCCGGCTGTGGCAGACACGACCGAGGCCTCTTTCCAGATCGGCAGACCCCAAACCCGATGGCTCCAGTTGTCCACCACGTTTTTCATCTGGGAAATTTCCCGGGCCGGCCGGAAAAAACGGAACTCAAAGACCTGCCGGGGCGCGGCCCGGTATCCAATGCGCTGCTCGCCCACACGAGTTTGCAGCACCTGGGTGTTCCAGGCCAGGATTTCGGTGTACTGCTCGCGGGGGATCCAGCGCCATAGCGTGACCCGGCTGCCGGTGATGTTTAGGGTGACGGTATAAACAGCAAAGGCAAAATTGATATCCGCATCAATGGTGGGCGGCCCGGACAGGGACACGGCAATGGTGTAGGCCTTTTCTTCCAGGGGCGCATAATCCACGGGCGCAGCCTCCGGCTCGGTCACGCGAATGCCGTCGGCATTTTCCTTTGTCACGGTGTCCAGGGTTTTGTTCTCAAAAAAGGCGTTCCACACATAAGCCTGCCGGGTTTCCTCGGAGAGCAGGTTGCCGAGGGCCAACGGGTTCGGGGCAACATGGATTCTATGATAATAGTCTTCTTTATAGTGGTGGGCAATAGACCCGGATAAGGCTCGCTCATTTATTGGCGCGGCATTAAAAGCGCGCTGTTGGCTTAAAGCGGGTTCACGTTTTTGGGCATACGGCGAATTCCAGACGTTTAAAATATCATCATAACCGTCCAGGTCCGAACTGATATTCGGATTCAGATCCTTGCCTGCTATGGCCAAATCGGTTATTTGCCCGTTAAGAACAGCCATTTGTTATGCCTTTTTTATCGCCCAGCCGAATGTGCCGGTGTGGTTGACACCTCCCCCTCCATTTCTCTGCGAGGCATTCTTTTTGTGAAACGGAAACACCATCCACTCATCTGTGCCGAGTGTTACCACCTGCTCGGGCGCATAATTATCGATACGGACATGGCGGGCGTATGAAACTTCCAAAAGCTGGCTAACCTTATTTTCCGGCCGCTTTTTATACGCCCGGATCGGCAGCAGGACTGCTTCGCCGGAAAATTGATTGGGTTGTGCTTCCACCAGCTCGGTCAGATACTTGATACCAACTGGAGCTGCGGCATTGCTGCCATTGCCGAGAGTCCACGCATATGATGTTTCAAAATCATTATGCAGCCATGAATTCAGGTGTGATAATCTGGAATTGGTAGACCAAAAAATCGCGGCAGAAGTACGGGAATTGTCTCCGCCGGTATTGACGCGAATGCTAATGTCATACGGGTCGGCTGATCCGCACGACGCGGCAACCCAGTTACCTGTGCCTGGCAAGCCGGGCTGATCAGATTGTCCGAACGCACACCATTGATATTTGTCGCTGTAGTTAATGACAAAAAACACCTCGGCGGCAAAAACAAAAGCAAAGTATGTGACCGGGAAGGTGATTGCGGTCTGGTCTATTGAGCGCATGGAGACCACGCCTGGCGCGTCCCCTGTATCAAGGCCTGTTCGCCCTAAGAGCTCAAGAGCAGCGTTTCCGTCATCACCAGTTGTAGACGCCACTCGCACGTAGCAGCCGGAGTTTGACAGCACGGTTTTACCATCACCATCAGTCTGTTCGATCCAGCCATTTGCCGTGCAAGCATTAACAAGTGCGGTTTTAACGGCATCCATATCAGCCGCTGAGCCTGTAGTGTAAGCCATGTTAATCCATCCTTATTGCATAATAATCGTCAAACCCGGTGCGCCAGACATCCTGTATGACCACATATTCAGAGCCATCAATGGTCAGGGTGTTTTCAACGCTGTTGTTAAATCCGGTGACAAAGTAAATCCCGTCCAGTGCCCCGTAGATTTCGGAATCTGGATCAAACAACTCCACTGGCATGAGGTGATATTCCCCGCCGGTATCGCGCAGGGCGTTTGTGCTGCCGGCCAATATGTTTTGATCGTTGCTGTACGGATAACAATGCACCTGCTGCCAGGAGCCGTTGATATTGCGCATCTGGAAATTGGCCCGGTTGCCTTTGTACGGCATGGATTGGCTGTCATCGGAAAACCGGGCGGCCGGGGTGCCGTTTAGCATCCCGGCGCAAATGACCGGGTACGGAAACTGGGAGGGGCGGGCATAGGGCAGGGCCTTGCCAACGTAGGCGGATTCATAAACCGGCGTGCCGACTTTCATGGCAAGGGCAATGCGCTGGGCGTTCCAGGTAATCCAGTAATCAATATTCTGATTATGTGCCGGCACACCAGAAATTAGCGCCTGGGGTTGATCGTCAAAGGCATTGCCGGAGACATAGCCGGCAAATGCTGCGGCCACAAGGTTGTAATAGTCGGCGTCTGCGGATTGATACGTGCGGAAACCCACAAAAATTTCCTCTGTGCCGGTTAAGCCCTCGCCTTTTAAAATAAGCTCGTGGTTATCGCCGGAGGTGTCATAGCGCAGCACGGTCCAGCCCTGGCCGGCGGCTGTGACCAGGTCATGGATCTTTTCGAGCATGTTGTAATGCGCCAGGCCAAAAGTGCCGCTGATGTCTGTTACTGTGCCGATATCATGTCCCATATCAGATGCTGTCCCTGTTTTTTTGCACGATGTTCATGATGAGCTGCTCACCCTCGTTGGTGGCCATGTAATCGCCCACGATAGAGGGGTCCAGCACGTTTATGTTTTTCAAATTAACCTGCTGCTGGCCGCCGCTGCCCTGGGTTTGGTTTTTCGGGATCACCCGTTCCCCTCGCTGCAATATGGCCGGGAACTCGTCAGGGGCAAGGCCGTTGTGCAGCCGGGGCGCGTTGTTCCAGAGCCCGGTGGGGGCAATGCCCGGGGTGCCGTCTTTGCCCACTGTGCCGCCTTCATGCATGGAAAAATAAGTTTGCAGGGCCGACATTGCCCAGTTTGCGCCCTGCTGGACCATGCCGGCCTTGCCGCCGTCACCCCCGCTGCCGGAAAACCAACCGCCTCCGGTGCCGCCCTGCTTGTCCGTGCCAAACAGGGCGCCCATGGCATCGGTCATGGCCGACTGAATGAGCATTTCCGTGATCATTTTGCCAAAGCTCTCGGTGATGCCCTCAAACGTGAGCTCGGATTCCCAGAGCATGTCGTTTAGCGTTTTGGAATAGGAGTTGGCCCAGCCATCAAAGGCGTTTGCCATGCGGCCCATCATCCCGTCCCAGCCCTCGCTGATGGATGACTGGGAGTCTTTGGCAGACCGGCCCATGTCGTCAAAGTGGCCGGCCATTTCCTCGCCATACATCTCGATGCCCCGGAAATAGGTTTCCTGATCCATGAGGCCGGTGGCAAACAGCTCATTTAACCGGTCCAGATCGGTGTAGAGGTTTTCAATGGGCGTGCGGGTTTGGGAATAGATCTGGTCAATGTCTTCGAGTGTGGACAGGTCCACGGCCAGATCCGGCTGGCCGGCAGGGCCGCGGGTTTTTCTGGTTTTGAGGATCTGCTGTTCCAGGGCTTTTTCCGCCTGGGTCTGCTTTTTGATAAGATCATTGGTTTTTTTGCGGGCTGCGTCATCTTTCTGCCCGGCTCGTGCCTTGTCATAGTCAAACGGCACCCGGGCGCGGTGAATGTCTTTTCCCTCGGCCAGGTCCCACACATCCTGGGGCACGTCCACCAGGGGTATCCGGTCGCCGATGCCCTCGAAAAAATCCATGACAATGTCGTACTTGTCCCCGATCTTGTCGGCCAGGCCGGCCACCCCCCGGGTAACCTTGCCCACGCCCGAGGCGATCTTGCCCAGGGTGTCGGGTATGTCCTGGGTGATCAGGTCATCGTTTTCCGCAATCCAGTCGGCCATGTTGCCGGTGAACTCGGCCACCTTTGGGCCGGCCTGGACAATGGCGGTGGTGAACTGGGTCTTGATGACCGTTTCCAGGTTGGTGATCTGGTCCACGGCATCTTCTGCCTGGCGCAGATATTTTTCATCAATGGCCAGGCCAAGGTCCTCGAACTTGTCACGCATTTGATCCAAGCCGTCTGTGCCGCCCTTGACCATGTTGGTCATCTGGATGCCGGCGGTGCGGGAAAATGCGGCAGCGGACATGGCCGTGCGCGCGGACTGATTTTCCACGTCCGCCAGAGAGGACAAAAACACCTGCAGGGCCTCGTCCGTGGTGCGGGTGGCTTTTAACTGCTCCACCAGGCCTTCGTTGTTTTTCTTCAAATAGCTGTATAGGGCGCCGGATTCGTTCTTGAGCTCGCCCAGGCGCTTGGTAAACGCGCCGATTCCCTTGTCCAGGGTTGCCGTGGCCACGCCGGAACGCTCGGCCATGTAGCGGTATTCCTGGAGGGCGTCGGTGGAGATACCCACCGAATCGGCGGTCTTTGCAATGGCGTCTGCCGCCTCCAGGTTGCGCTTGATCATGTACCCGATGCCCGCGGCCCCGGCTGCGGCCACGGTGGCATTGCGCATGTTGAATACCGACTTGGTCAGGCCCTTGATACGGGACGTGACCGAGCGGAAGGCGCGCTGGGAGGCGTCTTTTCCGGCAAGAACGATTTGGAGGCGATGGTCGGCCATGGGCTAAATCCTTTCCCCGCGCAGTTTCTTCTGATAATTGCGGGTGATGTTTTTTGTGGCCCTGGCCTGGTTTTGCGCCCAGAACGGCTCCATGATGGGCCGGGCCGGGACCTCGAATTGCCGGGTGGATTTCTGGACAAAGAAAAAGGGCTTGTACTTGCTCCGGCCCATGGACCCGCCGTATCTGGCCAGAAATCGGCGCTGTTTGGCAGACACGGACACGGTGTAGCCTTCCTGCTGCTTTTTGGCGATGCGCTTCCAGGACTTGCTCACCTTTGGCCCGGTCCAGCCGATCTGCATTTCAATGGGGTCCTGGCTGGGGATGTGGTAACGGATCGCCTTTGTAAGCGGGGCCACGGGCTTGGTGCGCAGGGCGCGCTTTCGCTGGATCATGGACAGGGGCGCAAAACTATCACCACCCGGGGCCCCGGCGCGGATCTCTGCGATCAACTGCTTTCGCAGGCGGTAGCCCTCCACCTTCACGGCAGTGGAAAGGGCCCGCTTCTGCCGCTTTGATTCAGCGCGGAGGCTTTTTTCCAATTGGGCGGCGCCGCGGATGACGGGGGTGATTTTGATCATGGGTGTCTTTCTGCCGTTTTTGCCGGGCTGCTTCCGCGGCGTCCAAAGCGCTGGTTTCCAAGGCTTTCAGTTTCCGCAGCAGGTCGGCGGATTTTTCAATTTCCATGATTTCGGCCAGCTCAAACACGGCCGGAAAATCAAGGCCGGTGATGCCGTTTGGCCCGAAGCGCCACTGGGTGGCGGCCACGTTGTAGAGCTCCCAGGCGTCTGCGTTTTGGGCCATGAGCGCCGGGGCGTTGTGCGGCCCGTTTTCGCAGGTGCCGCAGGGCGGTGTTTTGCGCCGGTGGGCCTGCCGGCAGGATTTGCAGTACGTGATCCGGGCCTGGTCAGCATGCCACTGCCAGACCGCTAGGAGTTTTTTTCCTCTTCTCCGGAGCCGTAGGTCAAATCCATGATCCGCCGGTAGACGCGCACGGCCTCGGCATTGACCAGGCCGTCCAAATAGTCGGTGTCGTCTTGTGACAGCACCCGTTTAAAGACCGCATCCACGGCTTGCTCGGCCAGGGACCGGGGCAAGGCGCCCAGATTCAGCCCGTCTTCTGCCAGTTCCTTTACTTCCTTTCGGGTCAGGCCGCGCACCTCAATCTGGCGGCCGCCAACGCTGATCTGATTATCCGGCATATTATACGTACTCCGTTCCGTCGTTTGTGTTGGTAAGAGAGACCTTGACCGCGGAGGCATCCGCGCCGTCATCAAAATAGCCTTGCCAGGAAAGATCCAGCAACACGCCCTGGGGGCCGTCAATGCCCGGGGTGGACGGGGCAATCTGGACCTCGGCAAACTCGATTGCCAGGATGTTGTCCCCGTCCGTAAAAGACAGTGCCAGGCTGGTCTCGGTGGAGTTCTGGGCCTTGTCCAGCAGATCCCGGTTTTGAAACAGGGCGGAGAGGTTGCCGGAAATGCCCAGGATCCCCTCGATGATATCGGCCAGGTAAGCCCCGCCGCCAATGGCCCGTTTGTTGTCATCCGTGTCCAGACCGAAATCCACGGTAAAATCCAGGCTGGTGATGACACCGGAAGACACGCCCCCCTCCTTTATATCAGCGGAGGTGATCTGGAACCGGTCAAAACCTGGGTCTGCGGCTGCGCCGTGATAGGCGGTCTCACCGATGGTCTCTTTTGCGCCGACTACGTTGAATGTGGACACCAGTTCGCCGTCGCCGCCGATCTCCATGTTCCAGGAGCCGATCTTGCAGCCATTGTATTTTGCATAGGCGATTATGGCCGCGGCATCGGAAAACTTTTTTTCCACCACCAGGGACGGCTGCACATCCCCCACCTTAAACACATGGGTAAAGGTGCCGTCTGTATTGTCCGTGGTCGTGGGTGCGCCAAACATGGCCTTTAGCCAAAAGGCAAAGGCCAGGGCGTCCACCGGTGCCACAATGTCTCCGGCCACATTGACATAGCCATCAAACGGCGCGGCCGGATTGCGGTGGCCCCGGATGGTGTTGGCGGTGTTTTTGTTGCGGCTGGCATTGACGGTGTTGGAGTTGATGGGCATGATCCGGCCCGACGGGGTGCCCGGGTCCTGGCCGAAGGTGGTTTCAAAATCGATTACCGCCTGGGATTTGTATCCGCGTGCTGTTCCCATGATGATCTCCTGGAAGTGTTAAGTTTTAAGTGTTAAGGGCCGAGGGCCGAGGGCCCAGGGTAAAGGGCTAAGGGCCGAGGGCCCAGGTGCAAGGAAGACTTTTGGGCCTTTGTGCCTTGGCCCTTGGCCCTTGCCCCTCGGCCCTCGGCCCTATTCGTTTCTTGCCGGATGGCCCGAGCCGATGACGTAGGGGGCTTCGATGCTCAACGTCTGGCCGGCCATGCAGAAGGGGAACCATTCAATGGTGGAATAGTCCACGGCAATTTCGTTGATGCCGGCGTTGTCTGACTGCTCGATCACGGTGACGGCGGCAACGAGTGCCAGGCGGCGCAGGGCCTCGACATTTTTGACACCCGCGTATTCAATGACATTGTTCAGGCCGGGCCGGTTCCGGGTTTCCGGATCATGGACCATGTCCACGATGGTGACGGCATCGGCATACTGCCGGCCGCCGTACTGCTTTTCCTCCGGGTAGACGCACACGGCCGGGCAGTCTTCTGCTGCCGGGGGGTTTCGCACGTCAAAATTGCCAAACACCTTGATACCCCGGCCGTAGTTGTCCCGGCACCAGGCGTCTATGGCCGAATCCGTGGCAATGGCGGCCACCAGGTTATCGATTAAGGGGTTTAGGTCCATTGATCAGGCTCCAAAAATCATTAAAACATTGGCCGGACATCGCGCTCGATGGCCAGTTCCAGCAGGCCGAATTCTTCGGAAACAGTGTTGAGCACCTTCCAGGTATGACCGCTGATGTCCACTTCGTCCCGGTATTCAGCCGCGCCCCCGAAGTCCGCCAGGGCGGTTTGCGTCAAAAAAAGGCGGCCGGTTCTGTGCCGGGCCTTGTCTGCGCTGCGGACACCGCTTGCCATGGAAAGATCCCCGGTTTCTGCAACCGCCCGGATGGTTTGCGCCGTGCCGGTTGACGGCCTGTGGTAAACAACGTCCTGGGCAAACTCATCAGCATCGAGCATGGCGGCGTTGTCTGCGGCGATCTGGTCTTCAAAGGTTCCCATGGGGTTGTTTTCCCTTTTGTAAAAAAGGCGGCCGGTGACAGGCGACAGGGGCCAAATGCCCCGGTCACCTGTCAGACGTCACCGCGTTATCAGGTCTTGATGCTGCCAAACAGATACACGCAGTTGGCGGCAATGTCGGTGAGGGTGTTGCCGTCCTCATCCTCGGTGACCAGCAGGCGCTCATCCACGTGGTGGCGCACGCGGTAGACGTCGCTGCGGATCTGCTCTTCCCGGTAGACTTCCACAATGGGATCGGTGCGGGAATCCGCGGTCCAGATAAAGGTGCGGCCCACGCAGGGCTGGCGCAGATCCGGGCCCCGGTTGGTCTTGACCAGGGCGGCATGGGTGTCGGGCCAGAAATCCGTAAGTTCCCTGGGCTGGTTTTTGTCTGCCGCGTCAAACATGGCGTTTCCAATCAGCACCCGTGCGATGCCAAACATCCGGGCCAGTTGGACCGCAGTCAGGCTGTTGATGTCCAGGCCGGGAAACGTGAACTGCAGGGTATTGCGAACTTCTTCAGTCTTGTTCACGGCATTGGCCATGTTCCAGGACAGGATCAGGGTGTCTGGCAGGGCGCCCATTTTTTTCCGGAATTCCGACATGCCGTCCTTGACATCGGCAATGGGCTTGCCGTTGGCAACGTCATTCCAGGGATTGGACACGTTCTTAACGGTAAACCGGCTCGGGTCCATGACCTTGTTGGCAATGCGCTTTTCCTGGTTCATCTGGATCACGCCCCGGGCCGAATCAATGGTGACCTGGTCGGCCATGCCCGGGCTCTGGCGCTCCAGGCGGTCAAATTCGTCATCGTCAATGGGCTCTTCAATACCCTTGTCCCGGGTTGAAAAGCGAGCGCGCTGGTAGTTCCAGTCCGTCCGGTTGTAGGCGCCGGACGGGGCCCGGGCGTCTGATACCATTTTGCGGTACTGCTCCAGCGGGATCACCTTGAATGTGCCGGTATCATCCGGAGTGGTGTAAGGCGGCAGCACCTCCAGGCCGATGAATCCGGACTGGGGGATCTGGCCGGTCTCGATCATGTAGGTGCCCAGATCCGGCCGGTAAACGGGGGTTCCTGACTGCGGTCTCATATGTGGGTCCTCCTTGGTTTTTAAGGCCGGATGTCAAATCCGCCCGATTCAATGGTTTAGGTTACGGTTTCCACGTGGTGCCAGTCATAGGGCAGCACCTCAATGAGGCTGCCCGCCCCGGATGCGGCCTGCAGAAACTTGCCGATTTTCCGGTAATCGCCGGCGGTGGAGGGCAAGGCCTGGACGCGGCCCTGGTCTGCCGCGTAAGCATCCGCGCCGGCATCCGCGGCGCCGGCAGCTTCCAGTTCCTGGGTGCCGTCGTCTTTTAAAAACCGGACAGCCGCGAAATCACCTTCTGCGCCGTCGCCGTCCATGCCCACGATGGCGCCGATGGGGGCATCCGTGGCCGTGGCTGTGTTGAGCACCACGGTGCCGCCGGCCAGCTTGACCAGTCGGTTTCGAACCCCGCCGCCGGTGCCGATCGGAAAGGTTTTGGGTCCCTTGTTATACATGGTGAAATCCTCCGTTATTGGTCGTTGATGGTCACGCGCCGGCCAGGTCAATGGCTGCGGGCCGGCTGCGGTTATCTCCGGTTTTCCGCCTCAATCCACTTTTCATAGGCCTGCGGGTGCTGCTTGCGCACAGCCTGGATGGCGGCCATATGGGTGGCGTTGGGGTTTTCCTTCTTATGGGCCTCCACTTCGGCCATGAAATCCACCTTGTTTGGATCCGTGGCCTGGCCGCCGCCTGCGTTTAACGGCGGGGTGCCGCCGGACTTGATGGCGTCAAGCATCTGCTGCCGGGTGGGGCTCTGGCCGGGGGCAGGCGTCTGGCCGGGCGGCTGGCCCTGGGGCGGGTTCTGGGCATTGTCCCCGCCGCCGGCCGGGGCCATCAGGCCCCGGACCGCTTCAAGCTGCTCTGCGGTCAGGCCCAGGTCGGTGATCTTTTTGACCTGGTCTGCGGTGTCTTTTCCGGCCACCGCGCCAAGCACGGAAAGCACCGATTCCCGGGCCTGCTTTGCCGCGGCTTCCGGGTCCGGGGCCTGGGCTGCGGCTTCGTCTTTTCCGGCCTTCCTGCCCTGCTCCAGGACCTGGGCGTAAAGATCCGGGTGCTGGGTTTTGAGTTCATTGACATCCATGGGTGGGTCCTCCTTGGTAAGGGTTGTTAAAAATTCATCAAAATCATTGACGATCATGTCCACCAGGCCGGCGTCTTTGGCCTGGTCGGCCAGAAAGATTTGGCCGTCTGATGCGCCATAAGCCTGCTCCGGGGAAAGCCCCCGCCGGGCGGCCACCTCATCGACAAAAAACGCATAGGTCTTATCCAGGCGGTCCTGGAAATAGGCACGGGCCTCATCAGACAACGGCTCAGCCGAATTACCAAAGGCCTTGTATTTTCCGGCGGTCAGGTATGTGACCGAAATGCCGATTTTCTCGTTTAACTTTTCTTCGTTGATATGGGTAAACAGCACCCCGATGGAGCCGATCTGTGCGGTCTTGGGCGCGGCGATTTTTTGCGCCGGCAGGGCCAGCAGCAGGGCCGCGGATGTCATCTGGCCGTCGGCATAGGCGTACAGGGGCTTTTTTTCAGCCGATTGGGCCAGGAAGTGCAGGCTCTCAAAGACCCCGGCCACGGTGCCGCCCGGAGAACGGAAGGACAGCACCTTTTTTTTAACCTTGGGATCATTGTCTGCCGCGGCCGCGGCCCGGCGGATATCCGCATAAGAGCGCAGGCCCGCCCCGCCAAACAGCCGGGAGAAAAATCCGGCCTCGGGCGTCAGGACCCCGGAGATCCGCAGGATGGCCACATCCCCGCGCAATTCATACAGATCTTCCCGGCCGCTGTTGTCGCCGCCGTCCATGCCCGGCATCCGCATGGCCGCGTCCCAGTCCATGGCGCGCATGTTGGCAATCAGGTTTTCCAGGGCCTGGGGCTCGATCATCCAGGGGCCGTCAAACATGGATATGTCAATGCCGCGAAATTTCATTCATCTTCCTCCAATCCGGTGCCGTTGGCATCGCGCTGGCGGCGGCGCTCCCGGGCGCGCTGGGAGACGGTGGACTCCCAGTCTCCGCCCGACATCTCGGCTGCGCTGTCGGCCAGGGTTGTGATATCGTTTTCCAGGGCCTTGACCATGGCGGTGATCTCCTTGACCGGATCCACATGGCCGCGCTTGGGCGGAATCCACCGGGCCCGGCACGCGGCCTGGCGGATATCGTAGAAATCCTGGTCGCGTCGGGGCAGCTTTAAATATCCGCGCAGCCAGGCTTCCTCCAGCACCATCTCCCAAACCGGCTGGCAGAAGTTGTCCACCATCCATTTCTGGTAAAAGGAATACACGCGCCAGGCTTCGAGCAGGGCGGCCCGGGCGCTGGAATAATTGGTCTTGGAAAAGTCTTTTGCCACCACCTCGTAAGGCATGCCCACAGATGCGCCCACGGCACGAAGCAGGCGTTCGACAAAATCCGGAAAGGTGTTTCCGGGCCGGTTCGGGGAAAGCACGTGGGGCCGCTGGTTGGAGGCGCCGAAGTAGACGCCGCCGGCCTCGATATCATGGAAGGGCTCGGGCGGTTTCTTCATGCCCGCGGCCTGCTCGTATGGGTTGTTGGTCTCGATGAACACCGGGAAACTGGCGGCCACAATGGCGCCCACCAGCTCGAAATCCAGGTAATCCGACAGGTCCCGGAAAAACTTCATGGCCGGGGCCAGAATGGACACGCCCCGGACCTGCTCCTCGGACTTGGCCACAAACCCGTGAAAGCACCCGGGCCGGTGGCCGGTCCAGGCCGGCACCCGGGCAAACTGGGAAGACATCAGGCCAGACGGGGTGCGGAGAAACCGATCCGAGGGGTTGGCGACCCAGTACCGGGCCGGCGCGCCCCAGGGGGTTAGCTCCACGCCGTCGCGGATTTTGATACTGCTGACCTGATCCCGGGGGGTTGCCAACCGGGCCGGGTGCAGGCATTGAAGCGCCATGGAAAAAGAACGGTTGGGCTGGTCCAGCACCACGGGCACGCGCAGGTATTCGCCGTGCACAAACAGGGAATACGCGGTTAAAAACTCGATGCACCACCAGGGCATGCGCCCGGTGACGTCGGCCTCCCGGCCCCAGACCGAAAACCACCATTCGGCCTGCTCCTGGAAATCCTGCACCTGGGTGTCGGTCCAGCCCAGGATGGATTGGTGGGGATTGGATTGGGCGATTAAGCCCGTGCCCACGGAGTTAAGGGCCATGGAATCCACAATGGAGGCCGCGTGCGGATCATTTGCCACCATGTCCGCGGCGCGGTCCGTGACCGTGATGCGCTCGGAAGATTCAGTCACCCGGTTTAAGCGGCGGACCACCCAGTTGGACATGGTGCCCTTGCGGGATGCGGCCGTGCGGTGAATGTCCGGATATCCGGATCCGGAAAGCGGGTTTTTGCGGCCCGCAGCCGGGGCCTGGGCAGCCGCGGAAACCTGGCGCTGGCCCGGTGCCTGGCCCACCAGTGGAAACCGGCCGCCAGAAAAACCAGCGGCAATGCGGCCGGAGCCGGCATCGTGGCCGGGCTTGGAAGGCGTATGCGGATTATCCATCATCGGGCCACCCGCGTGGACACGCCCTGCATGCCCGGGGTCATGCCGTGGGCCATCCGGGATCTTTCGGTCCCCAGCCATTCCAGGGTTTTTCGGATCTCGGGCAGATCGGCCCGGGAAAAGCGCCGGCCGCCCACCGTGTATTCCTGGTTGATGGACACGGCCTTTAGCGCCGCCTTATAGGCCGTGATCTGTTCGTCTAACTCCGCGATGGTGAAACAGGACATAAAAAAACCCCATATATGGATTTTTGCCACATGATGGGGTCATTATATTGGGCAGGTCGTTTCGTTGTCTAATACGTCATGGAAGTTATGGACGTCATGGAAGTAGTGGACAGAAAATTATGCGGAACTGTTTTCAATGGCAGGAACGCACTTGTGGCCGGCAAAAAATTTTTACCGGCCACAAAAAACCTCCGGATCGCAACCCGGTGGCGGCCAGGGCAAGTTGCCCTGGGGATGATCAGTTTATAGTAAATCGAAATCATTCAATGCTGTTTCTGAGCCAAACTCTCTCAACCGCTCCAGCGCTATCGTTTTTATTTCGCTCTCTTTTCCGTAATGTTTTTTGGTATAAACTGTCAATAGAAGGATTTTTGATTTTTCAGGCAGATATAAAAACATCAACCTCAACCCATTTCTTTTACTGATTTTGTATTCCTTCAACCCGATTCTGAGCTTTCTGACCTCAAGGCCTTCAAAACCGGGATAACGATCTCCTTGGCGGGGATTTTTTTTAAGTGTTTTTATTGTATCCTTAATGCGTTTTTTGGACTTGGGATATGTTTTAAAGATTCCCTTAAACTCACGCCCGACATTGCCTGGATACTGTATCTGAATGGACATTCAAAACTTTTCTGCAATTCCCTTAACCAGTTCCCGGAAGTCCTGATCCGACCCGATTTCGCAGTCTTCCACCAGTTCATCAAGTAAAAACAGACTGTTTTCAAGCAAAAAAACAGAGGCACGGTAAATCCTGTTATAACGTGAGACCTGCTTTGGTAGGCTTGTGAAGAATTCTAAATGCATATCCCGCAATTTCACTGTTGAATCTTTAATTGCGGAAAGACACCCGGTAATATTTTCGCACCCCGGTGCGCACTTATCCAACATCCTACGAATTTGAAAAATCGTAAGTTTAAGATGAAGATACTGTCCGATACACAGAAATAACACCTTCATCATTAGAAAAAATTGCGATCCGCGCAACAATCCGTTATAAATATTGTTGGATCGTTTGGATAAGCTTTCCAACCTTGAAGGATTTGGGATGCAATCTGCTGTCGATACCATTGTTCTGCCCTCTTAATTAGAGCCATAGAAAAATATTTTCATGGCCTGAACTATGCTCTTACTTTGTGAAAGTACAGAATACCTCTCTTTGTCAAGGACTTTCGGTTCTACCCACTTTATATTGAAAAAAACAATTAGATGGGCACCATATATTGATTTCTGCTCTGATTTTTAAATCCATTCCTCTTTATTGTTTAATAATAAGACCCTTTTGGGACCACAGCAATGGTAAGGGGGACACAGAATTTTTTCTGTCTCTCTATTTTATCATCGCATTTTGCGACTCTAAATCGTTTACATAACCAACCCGATCACTGCAACCACCCAACGCCGGGAATCGTTTTCCCTTACTCGAATCCACTTTGGCCGCACCTGGGCTGCCAGATACAGGCCTTGAAAAAACGAGAGCGAAACAAAGAATGTTTGTTGGGGGGAAAAGATCAGCGGCGGTAGGCGCTAAAAAAGCGGGAAAGGCGCTCGAATGTTTTTTGCACCAGGTCCAGGCCCTCAACGCTTGTCTCAATGACGCTGGTGCGTGCAATGCGGCGCAGGGATTTATGGTTCCGGACAAACCGGGCCAGACGCCTGAGCCGAAAAAGCCTGGCGATTCGCCCGACCCGGAAAATCCGAAAAAACGGAATCAGCAGCAGCAGATCAAGCCATGCCTGGCGCAAAAAATCCCAAAAGCCGGCCGACCGGCGGAAGATAACCACCAACTCAATGACATAGATCCCGCCGATCACAGCCATGACCGGCCCGACCCAGCCTGCGCCCCGGCCGTCTGATACCAGGGGGATTATAAACACCACAAACCAGATAAGGGTTGTGATATCCACAAAAACGTCCCAGGCTTTGGAAATCTGCTGCATTCCAGGCCTCTTTATCATTTCAGCAGGAAAGGTTGGCACTGCTTTCATTTTATACCTCCAGGTCATGTCTGCGCGCAAGATATTCATCCACCTCAGACTCATATACCCTTTTGCCTTTGGACGCCCCAAGGGTGACCGCGGGCAGTTCGCCGGACTGGATCAGATTGTAGACGTGGGACTTGGAGCAATTGAGCCGACGGCGGACCTGGTCGATGTTAAGCAGCCGGTTTGTGCGGGCCTGCCCGGTATTCTGCAGATCCGGACGGTTGCGGCGGTAGACGAAAGCGTGTCGTTGTTCGGTCATGGGGACCCCCTTTATCTTCGGTGGTTTCGGATTCGTTCACGGATCGCGGCGGCCCTCTCCCGCGGATTGGCGGACTGGGCCGGCTTTTTGGGCGGCGGGTCTTCGGTGGCCGGCTCGGACAGCAGGTGCACCCCGCCGCCGGGCCACTCGGGATCGGCCAGGGCGTGGGCGATGACCTCGCAGTCCAGCAAATGGTTTTCCCGGTATTCCTGCACCCAGGTTTCTTTCCCCTTTTTGTCCTGCTTTTTGACTTCCGCCATGATCTGTTTGGCATAATCAGCCTTTGTGTCCGCGTGCAGGTAGGCGGCCATTTGAGCGGTTTCCTCGGTGCCGGCCATGGCCTTTTCCAGTCTGAAATGCACCGTGTCTTTGAGTTTGTCCGTATCCAGGCTGATAATTGACAATCCGCCCGGTATGGATCGGCCTGATGGGGTGTGCTGCAGGGATTTGCCCACGGAAATTTTGCTGGCCAGGCTCTTGGACGCCCCCTTGGTGCCCCATACCTGGCTGCCCCGGCCCACTCGGTTTTCCAGCAGCCAGAGATAAACCTGCTCGGCCGATGAGATTTCCTCCTCGTATTGGCCGCCGCCGGTGTCGATCCCGGCCCGCCAGATACGCATGCCCGGCCCGCCGCCGGCCCGGGGATATTCCCGCATAAACAGCAGGTCGTCGATTTCCGCCCAGTAAGACAGAAAACCGTAATGGATCAGCCAGGAAGTATAATCCCGGGCCCAGGCGCGCACCAAAAACCAGAAGCCATATTTCTGAACGTCAATGCCGCAGGTCAGGGCCACGGCGGCTGCAGGCACGGTCTGGGGTTTGAGCTCAGGGATCCGGGCTTTTAACACCTGATCTTCCGTGGTGGTCTTGACCCGGAAAACCCAGGGCTCGGCCTTGTGCTGGGTGATAAAAATCCGCAGTTTGTTGGGGTCTTTCAGTCCATGCAGAAAGGCCGCGGCCACATCAGACAGGGAGATAAAGGGGGAATACCAGGACGGCAGATGCAAGGCCACGGACACGGGCCGGTCCGGCGGCTCCGGGAAATCACCGAACATGGGATGTTTGCCCACAAACGGAACCCATCGGCCATTTCGGACGGCCACATCCCTGTGATCGTCAGTCCAGCCGATTTCGCAGGATACGCACACATACCGGGCCATCTTGCGGCGGGTGACCTTGCGCGGGTCCCGGATGTCTTTGGGCCATTTGATCCGGTCAAATTCCATGAACTGATAATGGCCGCACTTGGGGCACCGGGCCTGAAACCGGTACAGGATATCCGCCTCCTCGCGAATCAGCCGGGTGATGGGCGCGGTTTCGTCTTCGGGCGTGGTGTAATACAGCAGCTTCTTTGTGTGCGGATACGCGTTGGTCCGGATGTCACCCAGGTCCAGGTTGATGGGCGGATCGTATTTGTCCACCTCGTCGAAAAACATGTACCGGGCCGACTCCGATGCCAGGGCGGAAACAGACGTGGCCCAGGCCAGCATCAGGTCCATGCCGTTTTGAAACTGGATGGAATAATTTGTGGAGTCGGCCACCAGGTCGGATACGCGCGGGCTGGACTCAATCAAGGGATCAATCTGTTTCTGCTTGATCCGCTTGGTGGTGCCCTCGGTGGACATGACATAAAAAGCCGTGTCCGGATCCTGGTCAATGGCATAGTGCAGGCAGTTTAGGGCCACCTGGGTCTTGCCGGTCTGCGGGGCCCAGCACATGAAGATCTTGCGGATCCAGGGCCTGTTCCACAAATCCATGGGAAACCGCAGATACTCGGTATTGGCCGTGTCCCACTGCCCCTTCCACGGCCCGCGCGTGACCTGCCGGTGGGCATCGGCATGCTGCGACACCGTGACCTTTTCTTTCTCCTTAAACACCCGGCGCTCCGAGGGTGTAAAGATAAACTCCGGCGCCACGTCTTCGGTCGGATCGATTATTTCATGGGCTTCCTGGATCATGATGCAAATAACTCCAATTGCCTTCCACTGGCAAAGTTTATGGAAAGATCGTGATTCGCCTTATAAAAGGCCCGGGCAAATCCGGAAGGCGTAACACTTCTCAATTCAGACCTGCGCCGGCCGGCCGGCAGCCGGTGCATTTTTGAACCTTCAACCGGCCTGACCGGGTTGCGGGGCAGGTTTGGGTTGAAATCTCCCCACAGGATTGTCTTTTTTATATAGGGATCGCCATAATCACACGGGTTAAACGACATCCGGCGAAAAGGCTTGAGCTCAGGGCATAATTTTTCAATCCGGCCCACAGGGTTTTCCAGTGCCCAGAACCTGGGCCGAAACCTGACCACCATTTCCCACACGATCAGCGTCAGGCCCACCATCTGCTCGGTGAAGGATTCCCATGGCGGCTCTGCAGACCCTGGCGAATCTTTGTACTGCCACCAGCGGGCACCGGATGCAGCAAATGCAGTGCACGGCGGCGCGGCTAACAGTCCATCCACGCGGCCCTCATTTTCTTCCTCCACCAGGCTGACCAATCGGCCAAACCCTTCAAGGATGCTCCCTTCAAAATGCTGATCCCACAGCAGCACCCGCCATCCGGCATCGATATAAGGGCGCGCCCAGTTGCCAGTATAGTCATAAACTGAAAGCAAAAATGGAGGCTGATTCAGCATTACTCAACCACCTTCCATGTCTTTGGCTTGCTGTACCGGTTCAGCCAGGCTTCCAGGTGTTCCAGGTACATTTCAATCAGATCCGGCGCCTTTTCCGGATCACCTTCCACGATCCGGATGATCTCTGAGGCCTGGGCCCGGATGAAATTTTCCATGTCTGAGCGGAACACCTTTGCCCTCGCGGCCAATTCACGGTCCCATTGATTGCGGTGGACATATTCACCCATCTCAATCTTGGTCTTTGTGTCCCAGTGCCGCGCCTGGGCCTGGAGCTTTTCCAGCTGGGCTTTGGCCGTGGCTTCCTGCAGATCATCCAAAGTCCCGGATCCGTCTTTTTTCTCCAGCCATTGCTTTGCATACTTCTCAACGGTCTTGAGCGGAAACGTCCCATCTGCAGACGGCAGCAGCTTGCCTTCCTTCTTGTGCTTATAGGCAGCCGACTTACCAATTTTCCATCCGGCCCGGTCCAGGTACTCCACCACCGCGGGAATGTTTTTCAGGGCCTTGGTCATGACAAATATTCAAACTCGATACGGTTAACCGTGGTCTGCGACGTGCACTTATTGTGACGACAAAACATCTCGATAAACTCTTCCGGGGTCAACTCCGGGAACCCCTCTTTAACCACATCGGATTCATCGATTGCACAAAGGGGCTCCGGGTTTGCAGAAACAATTCGAATTTGCGTGATCCTTTTGACTTTTTCGCCCTTCTTCAATCCCATTGCCTTTTCAACGGCATTGACAACGTCTCCGGGTTTCAGAAACCACCATCCCAGGCGACGTGTAACGGTCTTGATCTGGTTTCGCACCTGATCGGTCGTAATCGCAAAGCTCATATTCCTGGGCATGCTATCCCTCCAGTTGAAATCTCCACAGCCGGACAGTCTCCCGGTTGCATCCAATGATTTCCGATATCTCGCTGTTCGAATCCCCGCGCGCCATCAGCCAGGCCATCAGGACGATTTCCTGATAAGAAAGATTTTTGCCTGCCAAAATGGTGCCGGTCCGGGCTGTGAAATCTCTGCCGCAGCTCCGGCAGGTAACGGTCCGGCTCTGCCAAAAACGACCCAGTGCTGTACCGGTCAGACCAGATCCGCAACACGGGCAAAAAGCGCCATCCGGATGCAGCCGCCTCAATATCCACTGCCGGCAAACATCAGCATCCAAAAAATTCGGCCCGAAGATTTTCGCCACGTCGGTAGCCGTGAAAAAATTTAAATTGATTGTGTTTTCGGCAGTTTCCATTTTTCCACCTGTTTATTTTTCCAAAACCTCTGACAACTCGCGCTGCACGAAACCGTATTAAACCAAGTCGCCGGAAGGACCCGTTAATGATATCCGGGATGATCATGGATCAAGATCAAACCGCGGTGCATTAGAAACTCAATGTCATTTACAGCCTGGGCGAAAAGCTCCAGGGCCTGGCCGGCGATCTCCAAGCGCTGTTGGTCCTCCCTGTCAAGCGGCGGGGCAAAGTGCATGTATACCTCGTTGTCCCGCCGCACGATCTGGATGCCGTGTTCCTGGTGCTGCTTCAGGAAATCGGACAAAGCCACCACTCTGGGGAAATCGCGCCATGGGGTGGACACGGGTTCGAGGGTCCGCGGCATGGGTGCACCTGGTGCATCATGGTCTGTGGCCGGGTCTTTTGGCAGCTCGATGTCAATGTCATATTTGGCTGCAAGGTTGCCGATCATCTGAAAACCTCCTGTTTATGGGCCCTGGTCAGGGTGGTCAGGGTTGGTCAGGGCCGGTGGTCAAGGTGAAAACCCGCGTCATTACTGGCGTGGTCAGGGTGGTCAAGGTACTTTTTTATAAAAGCAAAAATATTTACAGGGCCTATCACGCGCGCGCATGTGTATTGATGTGGCGTTTCACCCTGACCACCCTGACCACCCTGGATTAAATAACTGGAATGGTTATTGATTACCTGGTCAAGGTGAAGCGGTTTCACCCTGACCGCACCTTGACCACCCTGACCGCCCTGGAGATCACAGGGGGGCACGGGGGCCGCGGGGAAAAACCGCCGGCCCAAACCGGCCGACGCCCTGACCAGGGCAGATGCATGGTTATTCTTCGTTGGCGAATCCATTTAAGGCGATTCCTTTCAGGAATTGTTCCCGGGTGCCGTTCACCCTGGGGCGGATCATCTGCAGGTTATTGACGGCTGTGTAGAGCTCCCGGAAAAAGTTTTCCCGGGAAAGAATCTTGTAGCCGCCGGCGTTGCAGTATTCTTTATACTTCTTGTACATTTCCTTCTTGCTCTCCTGGTGCTCCTGGCCGACGTGGCACATATCATCCACAAAGCACAGCACCGGGTTATTGAGCCGTTTGTATCCAAGCATCAGCTCATCGGTTTCCCGGCTCTCGGTAAAGCGGCCCTGCTTCCATAAACGGTGAAGGCCCACCAAGGCCCAGGAAAAGATTTCAGACAGCTCTCCCTTGAGCTTTTCAAACAGGTGCGGATCCGTGTTCGCGTCTCCCTCGAAGAACTGGCGCTTGAACTGGATGGGCAGCACCCGCCGGAAGTATCCGTCAGAGTTGTCCAGCACCCTGGGCAGCTTGTTGCTGGCAAATACCAGCTTGCAATGGGGCGTGAACGTGAAAGTATTTTTGTGCTTGAATGCGGCATTGATCGGATCACCGCTGGTGATGGCCTTGAAATACGGCGATTCCATGGCCCTGGAGCCGATCTCCGTGCTGATATTGATGGCTTTCTGGTAAAGGCTCGATCTCAAAAACTGGTCCTCGAGGTCGGCAAATGACACGCTTGTGGTGTTCTCATGGCCGATCAATTCCCGCAGGATCTTTAAAAACACGCTCTTGCCGTCGCTGCCGGGCCCGATCAGGATCAGGCACTTGGCAAACAGCACGTCCTTTGTGAGGCAATAGCCCACGAATTCCTGGGCCTGGGCGATCACTCCGGGGGTCTGGATATTGGTCTTGAGATAATCCAGCCACCGGTCACACCTGCGGCTTGAATCCGGATCATAGATGACGTTTAGCTCGTAGGTGGCGTAATATTCCGGGTGATGAGGCTTTAGCTCCAGGGTTTCGAGGTTGAGCATGCCGTTTCGCACGCATACCCAGTCCTTGAAGTCGTTGACCGCACGGCCGTGGGGCAGTGTGCTCAATATCCGCACCTGGTAGGCGGCATCCTCTGCCCGGCTTTTCTGGCTTTCCCCGCCCAGGTAGCGAAGCGCCAGGGCCTTGACGTGATCCTCGTGGTATTGCTCCCAGTATCGGCCGTTCCAGCGGTAAAACAAGCCGGTTTCCGGGTCGGTCAAAAGCTGGTGCTCGGAGAGGATCTTTTCGGCCAGGCGCCGGGGTTTGAAGCTGACCCGGTCGTTTAACCCCCGCTCGAAAAACTCAAGGGCCTGGGCGGAAACATGCTTCAGAATATCCACCGGCTGCGCATCAGAGATCCGCTGCCAGAAATCATCCACGTTCTTTCGATGCTTTACGAAAAAATCCGTCAGGTCCTCGCCGTGATCCTCGGGCCAGGTGCCGTCCACGCGCCGGCCCATCTCCTCGGGCCACTCGATGGTCTTGAGGGACCGCACCACCTTGGCCAGGTGCGGGGCTGCATACACATTGGCGTATTGTTCGCCGGCCTGGTCCCCGTCATAGGCCATGACCACGTCCCGGCCCTCGAATTTGCCCGCATGCTCCCGGCTCCATTTCTTTGGCTTGCCGGTCTGGGTGATGGCGTTAAAGCCCTGGGAACGGGCACAGATCATGTCTGGTTCGCCCTCGCACAGCAGCACCGGGGACCGGTCATCAGGGGCCGGGGGGAGAAGCCGGGCTTCTCCATAGGCCTTGCCCCAGGAAAAGATTTTGCTTTCGCCCTCCTTTAGGCCCTCGGGCTTATAAAGGCGAATGTTTCGCACGTGGCCGTCTTCATCAGGCACCGGAATGGCCACGCGCTCCGGGTGCCTGATCTTTTTGATCTCCCCGGTCTTGGCCTGATAATGGGTCTGCAGCCGCAGGCCCAGGGCCTGCATCACGTCCCTGGACCACCCTCTTTTGCGTTCCAGATACTTGATCCAGGTCTCGGGCAGGTCGCCCAGCATGGCGTAAACATCATCGAGATACGGCGGGTCCTCCTGCTGCTTTGTCTTTGCCGCAGCCTTGGCTTTTTTCCGGGTGCCCGGCACCGGCGGATGGCCCGGATCCCGCTTGCCGCCATGTCCGCCGCGGTCGATTCCGAATTCATCGCAAAACGCCTTAAACCCATCGTCTGCGCCATATCCGTTCGCGTGCGCCCACAAATCCGCCAGATCGCCGGACACACCGCAATGGCCGGCCAGGCAATGAAACAGGTCCTTTTCCGGGTTGTATGAGAAGGAAGGGTTTTTCTCATCGTGAAACGGGCACAGGCCGATCATTTCATCGGCGTCCCACCCGCTTTTTACCGTAAAACACGCCTGGGCGATTGCCCGGCGCTGCTGCTCGTCCAAGTGCTCCTTTGCAATACCCATGGCCTATACCTCAAAAAATTGCGGCTGTGTGGTCATGCCCACGTAGCGGTACAGCTCATACAATGTGGCCTCGATGCGCGCCCGGAATATCGCGTCCGTGTCCCGGCAGCCGTCTTCCACGTTCCAGTGGTTTGTGGCAATGCTGCGAAACACGATTCTCCGGTAATAGGATGCATGCCGGCGCCACACCTGCAGCATGTCATCGGCCTGGGCCCGGAACCCTGCTGCAAAAGAATAGGCAATCACGTCCATCAGGGTCCGGTCGGTCACCACCACGTCATACTCCGCGGCCGCCGTGATCTCGGCGGCCATCTGCTTGTTAAATATCCACTGCTGGGCCTTGTGGGTGGTCTCCTGGTTGATGGGATACGGGCATTGCCGCTCAACGTCTGTGATCAGACAAACCGTGGCGTCGGAAAGCTTTGTGGCTGTTTGGTAAACCTCTGCCAACCGGCCGGCCGCCGTGGTCTTGCCCGTGCCCTGGGCGCCGGAAAAGGCAATGATGTTGCCCAGATCATTTTTTTTCGAGTACATCCGCCAACCTCTCCAATGCAGGTACAAAGAAAATCGATGCGGCCACCATGCCCGCGCCGATCAAAATATTTACCGGAAAATACGGGCTTTCAGAGCCGGCCAGCAAATACCCCCCGAAAAACAGCAGGCAAAATATCCACGCTTTGATCCGATCCATCATGATGCAAACCTCCAGATGATCCGCCGCCGTTCCACCGCATACACCTTGTGCCGGTGCCGCCGCGCGCACCGTTTCACCCCGGCGATGTGGGACGGATGGGAAAATCCGGCCGGCAGCCCGGCCGCCACAGCCTGTTTTTTAATCTCTCTGGCCTTCTTGCTCCGCTGGCACGCCCCCTTTGCCATGCTCCCCCCTCAGATACATCTGATAGGTTTCATTCAGTTCCCGCTTGGCCTCGGCCAGAAAATGCCGGACTTGCTCTGCGTCGCGATACTCGTTGATGGCCGCGTGAAAACGGGTCACCGGCGGATAGTCCTCCAGGCATTCATGCTGGATGGTCTCGGCGCTGGGCTCCACATCATCGACATCCCGCAGCTCGCAATTGACCACATACGCCAGGCGCGCGGCGATAATCCGGGCAATCTCGCTTTGCCCACGGGTCATAAATGCCCGGCACATGGCTTCCAACCGGTCGATGGGGTTTTTCTGATGGCTTTCGGTGGTGTCCGGATCAGCGGCCCACCGTTCCACCTGGCGCAGGGAAACACCAAACATCCTGGCCAGAACATCTTTTTTGATGTGATAGATACCTGCGGAAAACACCTGCCAGCTTCTCAACGGCGGGGCTTTGGGTTCTCTGTTCATTTCACTTTTCCTTTTTGCGTATAAATGGTATTTATTTGCTGTCATAATCTGCCCACCAAAATGGAAGGAGCGCTGCATATGAAACCACAAGTCTTTGCTTTTGCATGGTATCCATCCGAAGCTGAATACAAGAAAGTGCTATCTATCTGCGAAGACAAAGCGAACCTCCCTGATACCTTTGCGGACTGGCTGCAAAAGGCGGAGATGGGATTCAACCAATACAGCGGCCTGCCGGGGGTTAAAGTTGTAAAGATAGATGTTTACGCAGACGACTTTCTTGCCTGGTGCAAAGCCAACGGTCGTAAGGTCGATGGCTCCAGTCGCGCAGATTTCGCTAACCATAAGTTGACCCTCAAAATTAAATCGGGTGAAATTAAGCTGTGACGCCGGGGGTTTTAACCTCCAAGCCTCCGGCATTTTTCTTCCAGCAGCAGCGCTCTTGAGGCTGTCACCGCAAAATCGTAAGACCACCCGTTTTCACGGATAAACCGGTCCAGTTTTTTCATTGGCGATTCCACGGTGTTCTTGCAGCACAGGGCAACCCCGCCCTGCTCAAGCGCGTCCAGTTCATTGTCATGAATGAGGCAGGGTTCCGTAAAAGCACCGCGATTAACCAGGCGGGCCAGCCCGGCTTCCGCCCATAAACGGATGCCCTTCATTTCCTGCTTAAAAAGGTCAAACAGACCCCGTATGCGCGATGATTTATGCGGGGCATTTCTGAACACCACTAAAAGAAGCCGCCGCATCATCGCCTGGGATCGAAGCAGCTCCGGCGGGAAATGATTGGTTTTAATGGCGAGCTTGCAAAATGGCTGGAAAGTAAAGGTTCGGTAATTTGGAAAAACACCTGGTGGATGAGAAGCATTAATCATGTCTCCGGCCAGAAGGCTTTTAAAATAAGCGCTGTCCAGAGCAACCCGAAGATCGTCTTCAGTTGATACGTTTAAAACAGAGGGCTGCAAAAAACGGCGAAAGCCTTGATTCCCCATTTCTTCGACGGTCAGATTTGTCACAGGTGCCGGTTTAAGTGTTTCCCGCAGCACATCAAGAATCAAAGACTTTCCGCATCTGGCAGGCCCAACCAGGACCAAGGCCTTAGCGAAAATCACATCCCTGGTCAGACAATACCCAAAAAACTCCTGCAGGCAGTCAATGCCCGCCTGGTTGCCGATGGCCTCATCTAAAAACTGCAGCCACCGGCTGCACCTAAACTCTTGATCCTGTTTTGTTTCTTCACTCATTTCGGCCTCTCCTTTTCAAATCCGGTAAGCTATCCTGCCGGGCATGAACGCGCCCGGCACCACCCCCATCCTATGCCTGCGGCAGGCCTCCGGCCCCGGCCTGGGCCGTTGCCCTGCCCGCGCGCCGGCAGAATTCCGCATAGGTTTCCGCTGCAGCCTCCTGTTCGGCCCGGCCCATGCGGGCAAACCGCATGGCAAGAGACAACAGCCGGATCCGCTGGCTCGGGGAAATCGTCCCATCCCCGGCCCGCGCCAGCAACCCCTTCCAAACCGGCAGATCCCGCTTTTGCGTCCGCGTCCAGTAATCCCACAGCGCATCGTCACATTCCCGCTGATAGGCCAGCACCTTGGCCCGCAGGCCGTTTTTCACCTTGTTGTGGTTAATGGTGGCCAGAAACCCGGCCACTTTTCTCACCGGGATGCACACGGTCTCCTGGGACCCGCCAGACGAAGGTGTAACGATAATCGTCACCCCCCATCGATCGGCCTGGCGCCTGAGCTTTTCCCGCTGCGGCGGCCAGGCCAGGCCCATGTTTTCCACAATGGGCCGCACGGGCGCATAGGGTTCGCCCTCGTGCTCAACCGTGTAAATGGTGTCTCCGTGAAAGGAGACCGGAGTGAGGTGTTTGCGGTCGGTCATGATATCCCTCCCTTTTGCTTTTGTTTTTGCCCCGAAAGTGATAACTATCTGAATTGCATTCTTGATAAATCGCCAACCAAAGGAGCCAGCAGTGCAACAGTACAGAATCAAGTTTTTCCTTGAAGACGGCCGGCTGATCTACGCATCCAAACGCGGCAAACTCGAAACAATCCCGGAAGACCGAAAGGAAAAGCTATACTCCCAGGCTGAAAAAGCGGCCTACTCAAAAGACCTGATAACCTTTTCTTCGGTTGATTATTTCGAGACAATGCAAGCGCCTTATGTCCGGGTTTCAAGCGTGGTGCTGGAGCCGGTTGAAGGCCCGCTTGATGAAAATGCCATCCTTTTTTCGGAAGAACCGGAATAG